TACCTTTATAATCTATGACGAGATCGTTAGCTCTTATATCCTTAATTTGGATAGGACCTTTAATAGTCTGAACTTCTGTCTTGGGATATAAGCATGGTGGTGGTATAACCTGTCTAACGCCTATTAGTTGATAATTAAAGTCAGTTGAATCAAGTCTAGGTATCGGTAGAAAAGCATCTGTCCATGTAGTGGCTAGAGTACCTAGTCCATTACCTGGATTCTTCCATACTCCTGGAAATTGAATGTCCTTTGCATTCATACTTTGATATTCCTGGTTTTTCTTATCTTCTGAGACAACAGATATAGATATCGCTGGTATGATTGATGCCCAGAACCATCCATTAGTGAAAGAACCAGCTGTTCCATCAAAAGAGGTATCCAAATTCACTTGTACTCCAACCCAATAGCGACCAGACGATAACGTTGGTTCACTAAGTAATGGTATACTAAAGTTACCAAATCCATCATCTACAAAGTTTCTATCAGGAAGATTGATAAAAGGAGATTCCTCTGGTAAAATAGGATCAGATAATGATGGCATGTAGAAAGTAACATTTAAAGTGTTCGGATGTTCTCCTTCAGGAATATAATAACCTTTCACTTTAATCTCCTTTATCGTCCATATCTCGTCTGCTGGAATCGTGAAATCATCAGCCGTAAAACTTGTCCAATTTGGATTATCTAGCGAAACTTTCTGTGAAAACGCTCCTGATCCGGGTGCGCCAAACTGGTCCCATAAAATTACATCAGCCATTACAATTCTATATTCAAAGCTTTTATTTTTATTGATCTATTAATTAAGTTCTAGCATCACTCACATAAGTTCTAGCATCATTCACATAAGTCATTCATAAACGAATACTAGCATCCCAAGAGTTGTGACCTGCTGAAACATCCGGTTAATAATGTTTTTTGTCCAGCATATCACCATTTCTGTCAGTTCTTTCAGTCCTTTCATTTCTGTTCGTTCTTTCGGTTCTGTCCGTTCTTTCATTTCTGTCCGTTCTTTCATTTCTTTCATTTCTTTCATTTCTGTCATTTCTGTCATTTCTGTTTGTACTATTCTTTCTATTATCACTAAAATTGCTATTACTTCTATTATCTCTAAAACTGCTATGACTTCTATTATCTCTAAAACTTCTTGTATCTCTATCTCTGAGATCTAATTGTTTATCGTCTTTGTACTGATTATTTCGATAATCAGGAGTTCGATATCGCTCATCTTTGTCTTTATCCTTAAAGTCTCTGTCAGAAATCGCGTTATCCTGACTGTTATAGTTTTTTCCCACCTTTGGTAACTCTGATGCATATCTTTCTTCGTGTTTCTTTCTTACAACTTCTCCTAGTTGTTGCCTTAGAGTTATCAGATCTGCATCAACCTGTTTTAAGTCTTCCCTTAATCTATTCTTTCTTAAAGCTAGAGTATCTATTTTTTGACACAATATCTCATATTCACTCAATTCGGTCATACCATCTAAACCTAGATCAGTAAGATCGTCGGTTAAACCTTCGATCTTATAACTATCCATCTTACCATCATTAAGAGCCGCAATATTTTGTATCTTTATTTTCATGGCATCACAAATCTTCTCTTCGATCGTTCCTTTACAAAATACTATGCGTTGTCTTACCTTTGTCTTACCATTAGCTCGATGAGCACGGCCTAAGGTCTGTAAAACATCCTGAGCCGACCAAGATGGAGAGATAATAGTAACTCTTGGATAGTTTCCATTAATGTCATGTAAAGAAATACCTACTCCTCCAGATCTTATATTACAGATAATTACATGTTCTTTATCCTCTTCAAAATCTTTTATCACTTTATCTCTTTCATCCATGCTCTGCTCACCATAGATTAAACATTTGGTACCTAATTCATCTGCCAATTTCTTTAAGGTCATCGTAAAATTCACGAAAATAGCTACCGCATTACCCTCTTCTCTATATTTCTTAGCCAGTTCCAAGAACGTGGGTATCTTTAGTTGTTCTATACGCATTCTCGCATATAAGATTTGAGCAAGGACGCATTTACTTCTCTGTTCTGCCTTTTTTAAACGTGAAACCTCCTCCTCAATAAGTTTATATTGTTCTTCTATCTCCTTGGCAGTTGCCATATCATAACATTGAGCCAAAACCTGATTTTCCGGAAAGGCATCACCAAGATCTTCGATCCGCATTCTCGCTGCATATTCAGGGAAAATCTTAGCATGAACACCTGCCATAGGATTGGAAAACCGTGATTTTTCGCCAGCATGAGGGCTGGAAGCAGCACCCAGTCCTGTCACCGAAGTCGAATTTTCTGGCATACCTTCTATAATATCTTTCTCAACCATACGATTAGCTTTTTCTATCCAATTTCTAGCATCTCGCTTCTTTGGATAGAGACCCAGAACGTAACCGCATAAGGCAAAATTATCGGGTTTATCAGAAACTGTAGCAGAAAGCATCATGATTCTGGCACCACAATCAGCTGCCGCTTTTAGTATTGCATGGTTTACTGTTCTAGAGTTTTTACATCTATGTGTTTCATCAAAAATCAGACAGAAATCTGGTGGTAAATTCACCCATTTAAACAAATAATCCCTATCCCCTTCATCATCATCTTCTGAATTATTAGTCAAATTAGCAAACGGGTTTTTTGACTTCGCTTTTGTTGTTCCCACAAAATCCTCATGCTCGAAATCAGACTTTTCTCTACCCATACCTCTACCCATGCCTCTACCCATGCCTCTACCCATACCTCTGCCCATTCCTCTACCCATACCTCTACCTCTACCGGTTTCAATCATAGATCCTAATCGGCGACCATGTCCAGGGAATACTCCAGATTCGTTTGATAAGTTGCCATGTGTACCATGTGTACCATGTGTACCATATGTACCATGTGTACCATGCATATGAGTTTTTGTGCTTCTTACATAATCATTACTAAAAGGATTTGTATTGGTAGGTCCTACATGAAAATCCCTATGTTTGTGTTTATAATTGTTGCTACTTTTAGCAATATCAGCATCGTCTGTCAGTTCCGAGGCAGATCCCGATTCTAATTCTGAAGCAGAAACTTGTTCTGACTCGTCTTTTATATTGCCAGTAGAATTAATTTGACCCTTCTTATCCGTTCTCTCAATGAAATTACATAAAAGTTTATTATTACCCGAATTCATTGTATAATATTTACAGTTCTGAATCGATTCATAATTACTTATGCCATAGTAAAATGCTTGAAAATGATCTAATGCCTTCTTCCAACTACTTATCACCGATTTAGGACATATTATCAATGGTTTCAAACCCAGAATCATACACGCTGCAACACTTACATAGGTCTTACCTGTACCAGTGGCACTAGAATCAAGTACACGGCCATACATATTTAATGAATAAACAAGATTATCCACATGAGCGATTTGATAGGGTAAGAGTTTCGTCTTAGGATCGGCGACTGGTATCCTAATTTGTGGAGTTCCCACTTTAACATTAGGTAGGATGTATCGTTTTAGGTCAGCATTAGCTTCAGCATTAGCTTCAGCATTAGCTTCCGCATCAGCTTCCTCATCGGCTTCAGCTATATCATCAGAAGAGTCATCATCCACATCATCATCTACAGTATCAGCCTCATCTTCTACGATATCTTTAACGTCATCTTTAACGATAGCAGAAACATTACTGCTATCTTTAACGTCATCTTTAACGATAGCAGAAACATTACTGCTATCTTTAACGTCATCTTTAACGATAGCTGAAACATTACTTCTAGACTCAGAATCGTTATTCATAACATGATTTTTCTTTTCTCCTTCTTTTTTAAGGACAGGTCTCAATAGTCTTGGCTTAATATATTTAAGGGGAGTCCGGAGCTTATCAGCTGTTTGGAGATTATCAGCTGTCTTGTGATTATCGGATGTCTGGAAATTATCAGGTATTTGGAGCTTATCAGATATTTGGAGTTTATGGGATGTTTCCTGCTCTACTTTAGCAATGTTCGTCATATCACTTAAAGATGTTGAACTATCAAGTACATCATTAACAACAGTTACAATAGGAAGCTGGGAAGCCTTTTCAGGTTCGGCGAACTTGGGAAGTTCATTAAGTTTTTGTGTTTCAGAAAGCTTTGAAATATCCATTCTGTTTTATGTTACAGTAATGATGAGATTTTCTGAATTCAATTTTGTCCGCACTCACATAAACGCAGCACATTAAAACTCTTTTCTAAACAAGTTATCTGCCATATTTTGTCTTCTTGGTATCCATCTGATCCCTGTATATTTTGATTGCATAGCTAGATCAATAATATGGCTTTTGTAATATCTAGCATACAACTGTCGTGGTTCTCTATTCAATATGGACAGTTCACGTACAACTCCAAGGTTGTCATTTTCAAGTTCTATATACGAGTAGTTCAGTTCCAATGCTGAACGAAGTCCTAATAGTACAGAAGCCCACTCGGTTTCTGTAGAATTAACTGCTTTAATGTTTTTTAAGTAATTATTTTCATCATTTACTATTGCCGCAATCTGGGCTCGTCCCTTTCTGAAAGAACCGTCCGTCTGTACCTTAACAATCCTACTGATATCAATATTTTTTATACCAGTGCCCCCAATCATATAAAAATTCCTTGGAATCATTGTATTGTATTTCATAATTCAAGCTTAAAGTTCTGATAAATCTGTCGAAATGCTAGCGAAATGCTGTGAATCTGGCGAATCTGGCGAATCTGGCGAAATGGCGAAATGCTCGCGGATGATGTTAGGTTTAGCCTTAACTTTTAGCTAGTATTCATCATTTTTTACTTAAAGGTTTTGTAGTGACAACAAAATCTTTACCGTATTTGTGTATACTTCAAATAACTCTTGTAATTAAAAAAAATGATAAATTTTATTTGTTAGTTTGGAGAATACAAACTGTTCACAATAAACATGCAAAAAACTATTTCGCGACAAGTAATGTATTCAGATATCGTCCCAATTGTAGAGGACATACGTCGAGCGGTAATGGGAAATGTTATCAACGGATTGAAACTGATCAGAACAAAATGTGATGTATTTATCCGTTACGAAGAGTTTCCTCAATATAATGCTGACACAGCCTATACACGTGGTCACTTCACGGTACGAGGTCAGTCAGACTTTAAAATTCGTCTTGCAATGCACCTTATAGTGCATTCCCTAAAATATCAGAAATATATTTATGAACAGACACAGTCTCTTCGTCATTACTCCTCTATAAGTTCTAATTCTCATCCTAGCTTTAAAGAACACCCTGAGAATTTTACGAGCTCGCGCTCCATTTCTTCCACTGATGAAAGAACTAAAACAGCTAAAACCACATTAAAGGAACACAAGGTCCAATATACGACAGCAGGTTCAAGCAAAGAACAAAAAGAGTCTCACACAATTACAAAAACAAGTCTTAAACCGACAAGTCTTAAACGTCAACTAGAGTCTAGCAGAGGAAACTCCAGAAATGAAGCAAATACTGGAAAGGGAGAAGCGAGTGAAACCTTTTTTACAATCCGATTACCTATCAGTGGTAGTGGTACTACCACTGCGACTACCACTGCGACCACCACTGCGACCACCACTGCGACCACCACTGCGACTACCACTGCGACTACCACTGCGACCACCACTGCGACTACCACTGCGACCACCACTGCGACTACCACTGCGACCACCACTGACCCTACCCGTACCATCATCATAACGAAAAAATCAGCTCAGGACGATCTAGAATCTACGTTAGAAACAAATTCGTCAAAAAAGCGACGTCTACTGAGCCTTAACCAGGAACTTAACGTACCAGAAACAACTGTTACTACAATTGTAGATGCTGAGGATTTGAGAACCTCTTTAGTGACATCTAAATCAAATAGTTTGATGGATGAACCCCAGAATATTCACACAATTAGAGCAGTGGCATTTCTGGAAAAAATGGTTAATGATCCTGAAATAATTGCATTAATGAAAAATACCTAGAAGAATTGTTAGCTCTATTCCTAGAAACGATTAGCAGGATACCAATTTTTCAAGTTAGTCATCATATCTCTTAAATTCTTTGAATATTTCTTGTCTTCTCTGACAGAACACAGGTCTTTTACAGCTTTCTTCCCTTAATTTGTAAAATACATCTGTCCTAAGTAGAAACTTCTGGCTATCTACTGGTTCACCACAATGATCGAGATCGTTGACGAGAAAATGAATTAGTAAGCCTTGAGCCGGTTCCACAACTGTGTGAATTTTGTGAAATCGGGTAGCTCCACTCTTAACTTCACCCTTTCTAACCCGCTTTGTCTGATCTTTTACATCTATTCCATCTTTTCCGTCTATTCCGTCTATTCCGTCTATTCCGTCTATTCCGTCTATTCCCTTATTATCTGTAATAATACTCATGTCGTTAAGGTATACCATGGCCGTCGCAAACGTCTTCAAATTCCACGAAGGCCAATAAAAGCCATCTTCATGTGTCTTAAACTCTTCACCCTTATCATAACGGATTAACCTAAATCGGGGGTTTATCGAATGTGCATCCCATATGTCACCATGCTCATCGGTCACCGATTTAAACTCATTAAAAGGAGCTAGACGGGACCAGAACCAAGTTGCCACCTTTTCTGATTCAAATATGAGTCTTTTGCGGTTACTCAAGTATTGTATCCTGTTCTTCGAATCTGGACTTATTAAGGAGATGAAGAAATCACATTCGGACTTGGTCAAAAAATGTGGAATCAGTTTGAGTGGGCTCAAGTCTCCCCTAAACTCTTCTGATTCAAATCGGTTCTCCGGTAAATCAATAAATGCTTCGACCTGTCCTTGTATCGAAGAATTATTGTCGCTGGAATCAAGCGACGAGGACATGGTTGTCGCATATGTTGAGGTATTCATTATATCATACTAAATAATTTAAGAGAGATGTATCATTTTTTCTCAGGAATAATCTGCTCGCGATAAAATGACTGATGTGTTTAGTATTTGAATACACATATGGAGCTCAAGGCGACATTATAGTTCTTATAAAACATACAAATGCTTTGTATGTTTTATTAACTAATTTATTGACCTAATATATAATGTCTTCCCAACTAAACTCTATTATCAATGACCTAAAAATATATGGTACTCGTTTACCACTATCATCAGTTATACACATACACGTTCCTGCTAATCAATCTCACCTTAATGACATATTGTTAAAAGCTATTGATAATATCTTATTGGTTACTAATTGTACCACGATTGTTATGACAATAGAGGCAATAACCCCAATCTCTTTAGAAGAGCTAAATAAAAGAAATGTACCAGTCACTATTTACACTAATATTCAGCAAAATCCCCTACTAACAGTCCTCAAATTTATCACTAAGGAGATGAGAGCTCTTAATTTACAATTGCATGTTCTTTATAGATTCACTAATGATTGCAGCTATAGCCATGATCAGCAAACTCCAACTTCGTGGTTAACATCTGTATCATCAATAGCAAGCTAGTCCTTTCGTTGTTTATATGAATACAAGAAAGCTTCTTAATCAAAAGAAAGGATTAATACTGGGAATTGAATCAAACAATTTGGATACGTTTATTATAACGAGACATCTTCTTACAAATAAATTTAGTAACTTATTAAATAATAATATTTCAGAACTCGTGCTTAACAAGAAGAATTTTGTTACAACAGCTACAATGGTATCACCTAAAGAAGTAAAGACAGTTGGTATACACTTTCCTCAGTTTCACCAGATACCAGAGAATGATCGATTCTGGGGTGAAGGATTCACTGAATGGACATTTTTAAAAGACGCAATTAGAAAGCTAGATATTGGCACCTATAATCATGATATTAGAAAACCACACGCAGATATTGGATATTACGATTTAGCTGAAAAAGATGCTCGCAAAAAACAAGCTGATCTCGCAAAACAATACAATGTTGATATATTTATGTATTATCATTATTGGTTTGGTGGAAATAAGGTCATGTATAAAGTACCTGAAGCTGCTGCTAATATGGAAGAACCTAATTTACCATTTTTTGTTTGCTGGGCTAATGAACCTTGGAATAAAATTTGGACTGGCCAAGAGAAACACGTCCTACTTGCCCAGGATTATGGAAGTCTTTCTGATTGGCAAAAACATTATAACTATTTAGACACATTATTCAAGAGTCCACTCTATTATAAGCTTGATGGCAAACCTGTAATTGCTATTTATAGACCCGCAGACATACCACAATTAGAACAAATGTTAGCTACATGGCGCAAACTTGCTACTCCTACATATGGTGGACTTTTCATAATCTCCTCGACCATAAGGAACTATACATACCCACCACAGAATGTTCGTTCTCTATTTG